CTTTTTTAGTGATGCTGGTAAAGGCAGGGGGTAGCAATAAATTCCGGTGTTTCTTTTTCCAATGTTTTTTAGGTTCTCCGTATTCGCCAGGTATCTCTTCTCCGCATTCAGTACAGGTTAGCGTCATTTTACTAGTTTTACTATATCGCCGATGGAGGGTTTAACGAGGTAATTAACTTTGTTCTTAAAAGGGTTCCACGTCTCTAAGTATCTCTCGCGTAACTCATCACCTTTGGTGTTGCTCCATACAATAGTTTCTGCTTCGCACAAAGCAGCTAAATGCATAGGACCACTTGACTGCCCTACAACAACCTTAGATTGGTTGATAATATCAATAACCTTAGATAAAGGTTTATCGTAGAACTTGTCTACAGGGAAATCTACGTCACAGCTTCCTTTAGATGTTCCTATCAAAGCTATCTTCTGACCTTCGGATAGGAGTCTGTTAATAAGCTTCTTGTTCCATTCTGCACCATCATTATCCTCGGCTCGGTGCCCCATCTCACGCAAATGTAATACGGCGTCATACTTCTTCTTGGTCTTCTTTTTGTAAGATTTGTATTTTGCGAACTCTTGATGATTCCAGTAAGGGACAGTTTGACGACTATCGAACACGTTTAACTCAATATCTTTGTCGTTTATCAGCTTGTTAATTTTTTCTACGATGTCCGGAGGTGTATCGTGGGCTGGTTGGGTCTGCCTCTCCTCTGGAGTAGCAAAATAAAGTTTATCTGTAAAATCTTCATACAAATGTTTAAAAGGTTCAAAACAAACCCCGTGTACTTCGTCAAAATCTTCCGCGGCTTTACGTATAAAGCCTTGCCAGACCATGAGTTCCCAGCCAAATTCGCCTGAGTATAAAGGAAAGAATAGTATTTTTTTCATTTTAAATCTGTAACTGCTTCGAGTAATTTTGAGTCTAGCTCCGTTCTTAGAAGTTCTGCGTTAGGGACAATGCAATGACCCCCGATAGAACCTTGCGGGGGAGCTAAAGTTGGGCGTACCACATTGCGTTTACCTAACTCCTTATAACCATTGTTGTAGGTCATATTGTAATGTGTTTGTGCTTCGTCAAAGTCTACGCCCTGCGCATCACACAGTTTTTGTGCGTAGTCATGCCACGCAATACACACCCCGTAATAAGAGGTATCCAATAACTTGGCTACTTCAGTGCTGACTGATGATTCATATACTTCGCACTCTATGCCTAAATCGTTTATAAAATGCTGGGAGGCAGGGACCGCGCACACACCCCCAAAAACTTTTACAAAGGTTTGAATGCCTTCAGCTAAATTAGGGTGTACCCCCCTGACCGGAGAGTGGCATACAGCAGGGTAATTTTTCCCTATTAGCCGGGTAGTCCCTGGGGGGACAGTTGAATGTATGATAGTTAGACCAGGTTTTAAAGTATCTATGTACTCCGATACCTGGGCGACGAAATCGTAGGTGTAAGGGATACAAATATTCAAAACGCCTACACCTCCTAAACCGTCGTCACGGTCCAAGTCTTTAATCAAAGGCACGTAATTATTCGCTAAATAAATATCGTCTAAGGCTTGCCCTATTTCTCCATACCCAATTATACCTATAGTTTTCATAGTTCTAAAAGTTCTTTCCACGCATCATAAATTTTATCTTCATCCCACAACTCGAATTTGGTTGTAGCAGCTTTGTTGCCGTGGTAAGGAATTCCAGCTCGTATACACTCAGCCCGTACTCGTCCGAATGCCTCCGGCAAATCATCAGAGTTTGATTGGTATACACACGAAATGGAATCGTATATCTTTTGTTTGTCCAGTTCCATCCCCATGTGCACTATCCTGTCACTAAGGATGGGTTTTATGTGAGTATCGTAGTACTCTTGGTTGTAAATATTGCCGTAAATTAGAACTTTGTCGCAGCCGTCCGCTAAGGCTCTCCTTACGGATACGTGCGTTTGCTTCATAGGGCACAAAGTTCCTATTACCCCTGCTATATCACCCTCAGGTTTTTGAGAGGGGGTAACCCCTCGCATACAATTGGGAATTACCTTGCCATAAACTCCTTGCCAAGACCTCTGGTCCTTACTCACAAAACGGATTTTATCATAACCATCTATCGGCTGTTCCTTTAATTTGAAAACCTCTTTCTCATGGCACGATAAAATTATTTTTTTAGCCAAAGGATGTCGTTCAGGCATAGGAAGAAAATGCCCTATCACCGTATCCCCTTTCTCTATATCAAAGTTCGTAAGCATGTCGCCCTTACATTTATCTAAGTGCCATTCGTGAGGACCGTACAGAGTACAATCATGCCCTCTCTCATTAAACAAATCGCACAGCTCCATTAAGGAAAAGGTGGAACCCCCTTCCATGGACCATCCTGTAATAATTTTTATCCTAGCCATGCTCTCTCTCCAAGAATTGCCATATCTCGGTGTCTTCCACCTCATTATCTTGCAAGATAACTTTCTCTAAATCTCTGCCTTGTTGGCTATAACGAAACTTAGGGTCCCGCGACGGTACATCTGCTCTACCACGCTCAAGCTTAGCTCGGTACTCTTCTTTAGACTTTACCCAGTAATGGTTAATTCTGAATATGTCGGCGGTACCTGGCTCGTTAAACGCTCCTTGACAGGGCTCTCCTAGCTCATTTACTGCTGTGCCTTGCATATAGTAAAAGGAATGGGGGTTGAATGCGGGGGCTACCGTAAATTGGGGTTGGCAAATCGTCTTAACGTGTTTGTTTATTTCCTCGCCTCGTTTAGTATAGTTAAGAAGTACTCCCCCCGTTGGACGCGACTCATGCCCGTTAGAACCAAAAAATACTTCGTTAACAGCTATGCCAGGAGCTTTACCTTCAAAGTCTTTAAGTCGTGTTTTTAAATCTCCTCCGGGAGCAAACAAAAACTCATCTAAATCAATAAATGCCATCCATGTTGATTGGTCTCTATAAGCAGTTAAAGCATTATAGTAACAAGCAAGTTGGCACATATCCATAGTGTTATAAGAATAGGTAATATCTTTATATTGTTCGCACAACTCTTTAGTGGTATCTGTACTCCCATTATCGTAGAGGTAGAAATGCTCTACCCCTACAGACCGATGAAAATCTAACCACTCTTCCAGATTTAATGCCTCATTTTTAAGACAGGCGACTACACTAAGATACTTCATCGCTTTGATTTTTATTATACTGAGCTAATGCATCTGCTTTAAGACCCATGCACTGATGGTATAAATCGACACGACCTTGGATAACTTTGTTAATATCGAATAAATCATCACATAAAAGTTTTAGGTTTTGCCCCATCTCTTTTACATGTTGTGGGTCTTTAATACATTTAGTTAAAATTTTAATCCAGTCGCTTTTAGCATTTTTAGGGTCAATTAAATACCCTGTTTCACCATTCACAATTAGTTCATCATAACAACCTACATCAGTAGCAACCAAGGGCACTCCGTAACGAGCACCTTCAATAGCTTTGATTTCTGATTTCGAGTCATTAAAAGGGTTTGGGTCAAGAATAGCTAAATTAATATCAATGTTGCGGTACATCTCCCCGTAGGAATTAGGTGGCATGGCAGGGTACACAGTATAATTCTTGTGCCCTCTAAACCCTCTAGAAAGAATACGTTCGTATCCTTCCCATACATCCCACTGCCAATCTCGTTGGTCCGGAGCCTGTACAGGCTTGCCATAAAAACCCCAATGCACGCGTTCTTTGCCTACCTTTTGATTTACTAAGTAGGGTACGCCTGCGAAGTGTTTTACATCCACGTCATGATGAATACCCCCTACCCAACCCATACGGGTTACCTTTTTAGGGGCTAGGGTTTTGGTTGCGTTCCAACACGGTAGATTGTAATCGATTGTATTCTTAACAACCACCAAAGCTCCCCGCACAAACTCAGCTATGCGTTCGGCAAACTTACGTTGAGTAACGGTGACTAAATCAGCGTTACTGTAAATATATTTCGTTACCTCATCCAATCTCTGCTCTTTATAAACTTTATACAGCCGGTGCCCTTCATACAAATCCGAAAGAAGGTCATCTGTATCGAAGTGTGTGAACTTACCGTTCTCTGCTCCGATGCGGAGGATGTCTGCAGTGTACTGACCCCCGAAGTTGTGTATGTTTTGGGTGAAGACAACGTCTGCCCACTTTATATTTTCATACTCAAAATCCTCAGGTGTCTTCGCCCCGGTAGAAGCGTCCCACCCCAGAGGATTATCGTCAAAACGAACCTCCACTTGGTCACCACAATGTTCCATTAACTTCTCCATAGGAAGGAGGATGCGGTAGTAAGCGCACCCTCCATGATTCGATGGACAAGCTAAAATCTTTAGCTTTTCTGCCATTTATAAATATAACTCCGTTATAATTTTATAGGCGATTAACCCCACCCCGGTAGACCCGAGCAATACACAGAGTCCTAATAAAAATCCTGTGTTTGCGTAAGGTTCGAAAGATGGGTTACCTGCTTGCCGCTTCGCATAAAAGCTTTTAGTGTCACGTGAATCCATTAACTAGTCCACCTTTAGATTTTTTAAGTGAGACATGTAATCGTCATCATCAGCGGCGGGAGCATTTTCAGCGGCGATAACGTCAGGATGCGTACCTTTGCTTGCAGCCTCCAATTCCATCATCATGCCTTTCAACTCATCATAATCAGCGACCTTTACAAGACCATGAATATCATGTAGCTCATCCATCCACTTAGCACTTTCGGCATCACTACCAGCAGAACTTTGTTTTGGTTTTGGAGAAGACTTGTCATAATTTGGCCATTGTCCTTGGGTATCTTTTACAATTTTGAAATCCCAACCTTCTTTGAGGTCAGTAATATCCCCAAAGTCTTCGTCAAAGAAACAGTCAAGTACTTTACCAAAAAGCTTTTGCCCCACGGATAGAATCTTAACTGACTCATCACGACGGTCTACAACGTTCATATAAAAACGCTTACGAGACTTAATCTGACGTGCGAGGTCTTGGAGTTCTTTGCCTTTAGGGGTTTCTTTGCCAATGGCATTAATTTCTTTCCACATGTTGTAGTAAGTATCGCATACAGGACACTTACCACCCTTTACACGTGGGCAGTGATAATTCTTGTCGTTAAGACGGTGAATCGCGGTTTCAGCATAAAATTCTGTGTCGGTCCCCTCCTTTGCAGGAAGAACGCGTACGACAGACGTACCTTCGTCCATCATAAAGAATTTGCTTAGGAAATCGGAGTTGCCTCCGGAGCCGCCGGGGTTATTAATCTCGGCATATTTTTTTCTTAGTTGGTCAATGTTTACCATAGTTTTTAAAGTTGTTCAATTAGTTTAGCCTCTGCTCGTTTGTTCGCGGAGAGCTGTATTATTATATCCTTTTGGTGGTCCAAACTGGACACAATATTCTTACATAAATTAAATTTATGTGCCTTCGACACGATACCGCGTTGAAGGGTCTGAAGCTCAGGCTGAGTCTTCAGGTATGCGTCTAAAGCACGGTCTGTAGTTTTCTGACCTGCTTGCCTCATCTCCTCGCGACGTGCCTCGCGAAGCTCTGCTTCCCTTGTTTCACATAGGAGGTTGGCACGGTCTACTTCTTTCTTTGCATAAGCCATTACACCAGCAAAGAACGCAAATGTAGATGGATGGTTACCCATAGCCTCTTGGAAGTTATGTTCAGAAATAGCTATGTACTTCTTAGTAATATCCATGTAAGAGTCTTCTATGTTGTCGTAAATTTCTTTTATGTTAATCATTGTCTGCGAAAATAAATTGGAATAATTCAGGGTTTAAACCTGCCATTTGTTGTACCATGTTTGAAGTAACACTTGTTAAGTATTCATTACTCATGCTAGGGATTTCATCGTCGTCATTCAATCCGAAAATCTCATAGCCAATGTGGCATATTTCATGTAGTAACGTACCTTTGTAATCCTCAGCATGTTGGTTAGGGTCAATCGTTAAAAGATATTTTGGAAACTCTACGCACCCATAAAGATTATCTTTCTCTAATGATTGTTGTTTTATTTCGAAAGTTTTTATACCTGTGTATACGGTCATCGGATGTTTATATTTAGGGAATTTTTTACTCATTGTTGTGTTACCGTTAATCTAGTGTAATCGATTCGGATGGGCACGATGTAACGTGCTCTACCGTTTCGCGATTTCATTACGAACATACGAGCTTTACCTTCGTCAAACTCCTGTTCCTTTTGATTGATAGAGAAAGCTAAGTCGCATACACGAATCTTACCGTATGAATCAGCCAACTCGGCATCTGTAATAATATCTACCTCTTTTCCTTTACGATTTGTTTGGGTTGCAGTCCATACTAAACATTTATGCTCTACTGCAATACCTCGAAGTTCTTGTGCAATACGTTCTTGTGCCATGTACTCAGACATACTAACATCAGAATTAGTCATTAACTCTAGGTAATCAATAATAACAATGTCAGGAGTAAAATCTTCATAATTACGCAATTGATTTAAATAAGCGCGAAGCCCGGTTACTGTAAGGCGTTTAGTGGGAAACTCTTTAATTTTCAGTCGACCCATATTCGGAGCAGCTGCTTGCATTTGGTCTAGACGGTCACTCAACATCTTAACCCCTTGCTTAAGGTCTGCTTGCTTAATACGGGTAAAGATACTATCCAGTCTCTGTGCTACTCTATCCTCCGACATCTCCAAAGAAACGTACAAAACATTTTTACCGTCCATAACGGAACGAGCGCATTGGTTAGCTAAGAACAAGGATTTACCTACTCCGGGGGGAGCAACTACCATCGCTAACTCTTTAGGGGCAAGACCACCTTCAAGTTCTTGGTTAATAGTTTCAAAAGGAGTTCGGAACTGAGCGTTGACATGATTGTTACTAAGTCTTTCGTAACGCTCTTCTACATTACCAAAATAGTCGGTACCTAAGTCTACGTCTCGGCTAACAGACAGCGCTTCTCTAATCTGGTCTTCTATCTTACCAAACTTCTTCTGCTTAAGTAAATCTATAGAGTTGATAATAGCATCCTTAAGGGATTGCTCCTTTGCAAACTCTTCAACTTTATCTAAGTAGAACTCTTCGTTCTCCAAGGACTTCTCGTCAACGGTATTGATTTCTTTAAGCTCCTCTTTGAAGTCTGAGAGGAGCTCGTTGTCGGATTTCAGGGCTCGGATTTGCTCTAAGATTTGTTCGTCGGACGGGAGCTTTTTGTATACTGTGTAGTGCTCGTTAATTACACGCCAAAACTTTTGGTGTTGGGGGAACTCAAAATAGGATTCCTTCACCATAGGCATTGCCTGTACTAAAAAGTTACCGTCAGACTTAGCGAGGTATACAATACCCCTCTGAATTGATTCTTGAAATGCGTATGCCATTAGTTGTTCCCTGTTGAGCCGAAGCCACCTTGACCGCGAAGTGTTTTGTTTGAAGGTGAGTTCCACTCATCAGAGTCCATAATGTGAATTTTTGGACGCAAACTTGGGGCACAAACTACTTGTGCGATTCGCTCACCTGTGTTAATCTTTATAGGCAAAGAAGTTAGGTTATGTAACATAACTTTAATTTCTCCTCTATAATCTTCATCAATTGTTCCTGGTGCGTTAGGGATGATAAGTCCTTTTAACCCCCAAGAGCTACG